CACGCCAGTCGGGCAAGACGACCCTGATGCTGGCGCTGATGATCCATCGGTGCTTGGTTATGGGCGGGCGGCAGCGGGTCGGGTACACCGCCCAGACCGGCCAGGCGGCACGCTCCAAGTTCATCGACGACCACGTCCCCGTCGTGACCGGGTCGATGTTCAGCCGCAAGTGCCGGGTGCGCCGGGCCAACGGCAGCGAGGCGATCATGTGGGACAACGGCTCGATCTGGGCTGTGCTGCCCACCACCGAGACCGCTGGCCACGGCGCCCAGTACGACCTCGCCATCACCGACGAGGCGTTCGCCCTGCCCGACGACCGGCTTGAGCAGGCGTTCAAGCCGACCATGATCACCCGGCCCGAGCCGCAGTTCTGGATCGTGAGCACGGCCGGCGACGTCAATAGCCACTGGTTCAACGCCAAGGTCGACGACGGCCGGGTGCGCGCCGAGCGTGGCCAGACCGAAGGCGTCGCCTACTTCGAGTGGTCGGCACCCGACGACGACAACCCGGCTGACGAGGCGACCTGGCAGGCGTGCATGCCGGCGCTGGGTCACACCATCACCGTGGAGGCGATCCGCTCCGACTTTGAGTCGATGCGCCTCACCGAGTTCCGCCGGGCGTACCTGAACCAGCGGCAGAACCGTCACGCTGTGGAGCCGTGGCAGGTCATCGCCGAGGACACCTGGCTGGCGCTGGCCGATGACCGCAGCCGTATCGCCGACACCCCGGTGCTGGCCCTTGACGTGACCCCGGACCGATCCAACGCTGCCATCGCCGCAGCGGGGCGCCGGGGCGACGGCAAGATGCACGTCGAGGTCATTGAGCACCGGACCGGCGTGGCGTGGGTCGTTGACTGGTTCGCCGAACGCAAGGGCGTGTACGGCCCGGTCATCGTCGACCCAGCCGGCCCGGCCGGGCCGCTCGTCGCCCTGCTCGTCGACGCCGGCGTGGAGGTGCGCACCATCACGTCCCGCTGGCACGCCCACGCCTGTGGCCAGTTCTACGACGCCGCCACCACCGACCGGCTGCGACACCTCGGCCAGACACCGCTCGAGGTGGCGCTGGCTGGTGCGTCGCAGCGTCACTACGGCGAGCTGTGGCTGTGGTCCCGCAAGGACCTCACCACCGACATGTGCCCGCTCGTTGCGTGCACCCTCGCCCTCGGTGGCGTGTTCAACCCTGACGGGGAACCCGACGTGCCAGTGCGGGTCGTGTCACTGGCCGATCTTGACTGATGGAGGAGATGCTGTGGTAGCCGAGGCGTTGCAATGGTTGGGGCTAGGCTTGATCGCTGTCGGCGCCTTCTTGGTGTGGGTGCCGCTAGGCCTGTTCGTCACGGGGGCCTGCATCTTGGCTGTCGGGGTTCTCATGGACCCCAGAGTGAGGCGTAGGACGTGATCGGACGACTGCTCGAACTTCGTGGCAATGATGAGGCCCGCGCCGTGCGGGACCCTGCGTGGTCACGCTGGGCAAACGGCACCGACCTCACCAGCGCCGCCAAACAGGTCGACGCAAAGTCGGCGCTGGGCCTGCTCAGCGTGTACGGCTGCGTGCAGCTGATCGCCGACTCCATCAGCACCCTGCCCATCGACGTGCTTGACGGCCGGGACCCCCAGCCGCTGCCCGCCTGGCTGGAATCACCGTCACCGCTCGACCGGGTCGACCTGTTCGGCGCCGTGCTGTCGTCCCTCCTGCTCGAGGGCAACGCCTTCGTGGCGGTGGGCCGGACCAGCCGTGGCGCCGTGGGCACCCTTGACGTGCTGGCACCTCACCGGGTGCACGTCGACCTGGTCGGGCCGACCAACACGCCCGAGTTCTACATCGACGGCAAGCCTGCCCCGATGGAGATCATGATGATCCGGGGCCTGACCCTGCCCGGTCAGGTGCGTGGCGTCAGCCCGGTTGAGTACGCCCGCCAGGCCATCGGGCTGGGGCTCGGGGCCCAAGAACAGGCCGAGCGGTTCTACCGGCAGGGCGCTGTGGTGCCCGGCGTCATCCATTCCAAGTCTGACCTCAGCGTCGACCAGGCGCGCGAGATTCGTGACCAGTGGCTCGCCAGCCACGGCGGCGCCGCACGCGCCCACCTACCTATCGTGCTCACCGGCGACACCTCGTGGCAGGCGATCAGCGTCACGCCCGAGCAAGCCCAGTTCCTAGAGTCTCGCCAGTTCTCCGACGCTCAGATCGCCGGGCAGATGTTCCTCATCGAACCGTCGATGCTCGGCATCGCCGTGGCCGGGTCGACGCTGACCTACCAGAACCTCGAGCAGCGTGGCCACCACCTCGTGCGCCACAGCCTGCTGCGCTGGATCATTCGGGTCGAGCGCGGGTTCTCAACCCTGCTGCCCACCGGCCAGTCGTTGAAGTTCAACGTCAACGGCCTCATGCGTGGCGACCTCACCAGCCGGTACAACTCGTACCGCATCGCCGCCGAGATCAACGGCCTGCTCGGCGCACCGCTGCTCAGCGTCCAGGAGATGCGTGACCTCGAGGACCTCGGGCCAATGGTCGACACCGGGCTGAACAACGGGGGAGCGGCCTGATGCCCTACTTCATCAGCAACGAGCAAGACGACTGCGACGGCTGGGCCACGATCTACATCGAGGACGACGGCACCATCGAGACCATCGGCTGCCACCAAAACATGAACGAAGCCGTGGCTCAGATGGTCGCCGTGTCACTTGACGAGGGCATCGACCCCGGCGGCGAGTATGAGCGCAGCGAGAGCCGTGCCGTGACGTCGTTCCAAACGTCGGACTGGCCGATGTTCGACCGGCGCTTCGCCGAGATGGTCAAGAACGACCACCCCGACATCTGGGACGCTGGCGGCAACATCAAAGGCGACGACCAATACACGATCCTGACCCGCATCGCCGAGCAGGGTGGCGCAGCCGACACCGATGACCAGGTCGCCGCTCTCGAGCTGCGTGAGGCGTGGGTCGCCCGGCACCGGGACAACTTCCGGCTGGCCGGCGTGGTGGCACAGATGAAGTGGCTGGCCATCGGCAGCCGTGGCGAGGACTACATGAAGAACCTGATCCGTGAGGAGATCGAATCCGAGCGGGCGTCTAGTCAAGGAGAGCGTCGACCCATGAAGCGGGCAGAACTCAACAACGTGCGAGAGGTGCGCCAGTGGGGCGTATCCGACATTGAGGTGCGCGAGGCAACCGACTCGGACAGCCTCACGTTCAGCGGCTACGCCACCGTGTTCAACGCCGACTACACCGTCGGCGACAGTTTCGGTGAGTTCACCGAACGCATCGCCCCCGGGGCGTTCACCCGCACGCTCGACGAAAACCCTGACGTCATCTTGAACATCAACCACGCCGGCCTGCCGCTGGCCCGCACCAAGTCGGGCACGCTCAAGTTGACCCAGGACAAGGTGGGCCTGCGGGTCAGCGCCGAACTGGACCGCAGCGACCCCGACGTGCAGGCCATCCTGCCCAAAATGCGCCGAGGCGACCTAGACGAGATGTCGTTTGCGTTCCGGGTCAACTCCCAGGAGTGGAGCAGTGACTACACCGACCGGACCATCACCGAGGTGAACCTGTCCCGAGGTGACGTGAGCATCGTGTCGTTCGGTGCAAACCCGACGACGGTGGCCGCCCTGCGCGCCGCCCTCGCCGACGAGGACGTGCGGGCGCAACTGTTCGCCGAACTTGATGAGCAGCGGGTCCTGACCACAGCGACCAGCGACGAGGCCGAGGCCGATGAGGTTGAGGCTGCACCTGTTGAGGTCGTTGACGAGCCGCTGCCGCCCGCCGCTGAGGCCGACGTCGACGAGCTCGACGACGGCGACGATGAGGAGCGTGGTGGGGGGTTGACGGGTTCTGTCCCGACCATCACCTACCATTTGACTCAACTGGTTGACCGGCGACTGCCGGCTTGACCAAACAACCTGCCCGTCCCTAACCCGGCGCCCGAGGCGCTGCGTGCATACCAGCAGGCAACCCATAGACACGCCACACCGTGACTCTTAGGAGAGCCTGATATGCACGAGTACCTCGAATCCCTCGTCGAGGCCCGCCAGAAGGCGTGGCACGAGGCGAAGGCCCTGATGACCCGGGCCACTGATGAAAAGCGTGAGCTGGACGGCGAAGAGCAGGCCCAGCTTGACCGCATCTGGTCAGACATTGACGCCAAGGATGTCCAGATCAAGGACATCACCGCACGCGCCCAGTCCGAGCGTGAGACCGACATCGCCCGTGAGGCGTACGCCGATCTCGTCCGCCCGGTCGAGGCGCCCGTCGTCGACGCTGTCGACGCCTTCCTGCGTGGCCAGACCAGCGCCCGTTTCATCGACATCGACATCCGCAAGGCGGCCGCTGAGAAGCGTGCCATCCGTGCAGGCGCCGGCGTCAAGGAACTGCGTGACCTGAGCACGACGGCTGCGGCTGGTGGCAACACCATCCCGACCTCGTTTGAGCGCACCCTGTACGACTTCCTCGAGACGGTTTCTGGCGTTCGCCAGATCGCTCAGGTCATCACCACCACGGGTGGCGAGAACCTGGACCTCCCGAGGGTTGCGTCGCACGGCACCGCCGCCATCGTCGGCGAAGGCACCGCTATTGCCGAGGCTGACCCCAGCTTCGCCAAGGTGACCCTCGGCGCTTGGAAGTTCGGCCAGCTGTTGCAGATGAGCGCCGAGCTCCTCCAGGACAGCGGCGTCGACATCGTCGGCTTCGCTGCGGCGGACATGGGCCGTGCACTCGGTCGGGTGACCGGCGCTGCGTACGCAACCGGCACCGGCTCCAACCAGCCGCAGGGCGTCATGACCTCTATCGGGACCGGCGTGACCGGCGGGACTGGCGTGGCGGGCGTGCCCACCATTGCCAACCTCACCGACCTCGTCTACAGCCTCGGCGATCCCGGCTACCGGGCCAACGCATCCTTCCTCATGCGGGATGCGACGGCAGGGAAGATCCGCAACCTGGTGAACACCAGCGGCGACTTCCTGTGGCAGCCCTCAGTGCAGGCCGGTCAGCCCGACCGTCTGCTCGGGTTCCCGGTCGTTACCGACCCGAACATCGCCGCTACGGCGATCAACGCCAACAGCGTTGCGTTCGGTGACTTCCAGGCAGGGTTCGTCATCCGTGACGCC